GCTAACTCTTTCGAACAAACAAACGAGAACTCAAGGGAAAATGGAACTTCATTCTGGACACAAACTGGAACGATAGTTTTAAAGAAACAAGACCTTGCAACTCGTAAAGAATTAAAATTATTAAGTTATGGTAGACCTCAAATAATCGTACAAGATTATAATGGGAATTACTTTTTAGCTGGAATTGAAAATGGGTGTGAATGTGCTGTTAATACAGCTACTGGAGCAGCTATGGGAGATTTAAATGGCTATAACATAACTTTTACTGGAACTGAAAAAGCACCAGCATTTTTTGTAGATTCTACAATTATTGGAGATACTACTAATACTGTTGTTGTAGTAGGAACTTAATTTTTATACATTTTTCTTAAATTAGGGGTATTCTAACGAGTACCCTTTTTTTATATAAAACACTTTTGCGCTTTTTTTGTTATTTAAAAAAGCTTTTAATGATAATACTAACCACAAGTGCAAGCGCACAACAATTAAAGTTTATTCCTAGAGAATATTCTGCTGATAGTATTGTTATTACAGACCAAGACACAAACAAACCAGTAACATACTCTGGTTTAACATTTGCTACAAATAAATACTATTTACAAGGAGATGTAATATTTAGTCCAGTCTTAAGAGAAGGAACATTTTATACACTATCTGTTTTAAATGGAACAAGTGTAATTTATAAAGACAATATATTTTGTACAGACCAAACTATTAGTACATATAGTATTAATAAAGACGTATATACAGAACACGCAACAACTAACGAATACGTAGTAATATGAGCGAATTTTTCGTAACAAAACTTGCAGCCTATACAGCTCCAGAAGTTGTAGAGTTAAAAAACAAAGATTGGGTACAATACGGAATAGATAATAACTATTTTAACTACATAATTGATGTAAATAACAACTCGACTACTTGTAGAGCTATTACTATAGGTATTTCTAACATGATCTACGGTAAAGGTCTTGCAGCACACGATGCAGACAAAAGACCAGAGCAATATGCTCAAATGATGTCATTATTTAAGAAGTCTGATTTAAGAAAATTCATAAATGACTACAAAGTACTAGGAATGGCTGCATTTCAGTTAGTTTATCAAGATGGTAGAGTAAAAGAGGTACATCATTTCCCGATGGAGACATTAAGAGCAGAAAAATGCAATGATGATGGTGAAATAGAAGGATGGTACTACTCTAATCATTGGGATAATCTAAAACCTACAGAAAAACCAGAAAGAATACCAGCATTTGGTTTTGGTAAAGCTAATGGTGTTGAAATGTACGTTTTAAAGCCATATGAAGCTGGTAAGTACTATTATAGTAGTCCAGATTGGTCTTCTGCGATGCCTTACGCAGTGTTAGAGGACGAAATAGGGGATTACCTTATAAATGATTGTATAAATGGTTTCAGCGGCACTAAAGTCGTTAATTTTAACAATGGAGTACCAGACCCAGAGAAAATGCAATCAATTAAGAGCGATGTACTAGGAAAACTAACTGGAAGCAGAGGAGAAAAAGTAATAGTAGCTTTTAATAACAACTCTGAATCTAAAACTACGATAGATGACATTCCTTTAAACGATGCACCTCAACATTATCAGTATTTAGCTGATGAGTGCTTTAGAAAGTTAATCGTTGGTCATAGGGTTACATCACCAATGCTTCTTGGTATTCGTGAAGGTAACGATGGGTTAGGAAACAATGCAGAAGAAATTAAAAATGCAACACAACTATTTGATAATATAGTCATACAATGCTTTCAAGATCAAGTAATAGAGTGTTTAGATGCTATTTTGTCAGTTAATGATATAGCATTAGACTTATACTTTAAAACTCTTAAACCTCTAGACTTTAGCGATATTGACATAGTTAATAAAAAAATCATAGAAGAAGAAACTGGTTATGAATTAAGTCTAAAGAAAATAGATGGAGTAGATGTATATAAAACTAAAGAAGAAGCAGAAGCTAAAGCTTTAGAGCAAGGATGTCAGGGATATCACGAACATGAAGAAGATGGAGTTGTTTACTATATGCCTTGTGAATCTCACGATGAGGTAGTAGACTTAAAAAAACCTTGTCAACCTGGATACGAGCAATATGGTATGAAAATGAAAAATGGTAAAAAAGTTCCTAATTGTGTTCCTATAAACATGAATGATGATGAAGTAGAAAATGTATTAGGTCATTTATCAAAAAGTGGAGAGGAAATGGGAGATGGTTACGTGTATGTTGATGAAATAGATGAAGATAGCGACATAGATAATGAAGATTGGGCAAATTATTTGATAAACGAAAAGAAAAGTACACTATCTAAAGTAAAAGGTTTATTAGGTTTAAAAGATGAAATAGATTCTAAGAAAAATGGAAGTTCTTTTAGTTATTTAGATTCTAAAAACGGATTATATAAAATAAGATACACTTATGCAAGAGGTTCATATAAACCAAGTCTTTCACAGAGAGACTTTTGTAGAAATATGATGAATATGGCAGATGCTGGATTAGTATGGAGAATAGAAGATATAGATAAAGCATCAAGAGAGGGAGTAAATAGAGAATTAGGACACAATAGACAACCCTATGATCTTTTTAAATTTAAAGGTGGAATATACTGTAGACACAAATGGAAAAAGGTTTTATATAGACTAGAAAGCAATACAGAGCCATCAGAGAATTTAGGAAACTATAAAAAGACAAGAACTATTCCTAAAAGTTATATGAAAAACCCAAGAGGGTCAAAACAAGCTGGAATTGCGCCAGAGAATATGCCTAATAGAGGAGCGTACCCTAAATAAGATAAGAAATGGCAAAAGCATTATTTATAACAACTAAAGACATTAAAAGGTATTCTGTACTTTCTGGTAATGTAGACCCAGATAAGTTTATCTATATGGTAGAGATTGCACAAGATACAGAGGTACAAAATTATTTAGGAACAAAACTTTTAGAGAAGTTACAAGATTTAATTATAGCTGGAACTATAAACGACCCAGCTAACGCTTCATATAAGACACTTTTAGAGACGTATGTGAAGCCTATGACAATTTATTGGGCATTAGTATGTTATATGCCTTTTGCTGCTTATACAGTGGCTAATGGTGGCGTATATAAACACACATCAGAAAGTAGTGTAACAGTAGACAAAGAAGAAGTTGATTATTTAGTAGAAAAATATAGAGATATAGCACAATTTTATACTAATAATTTTATTGACTTTATGGTATATAATCAAAATACGTATCCAGAGTATAACTCTAACACAGAGGACGATACTTATCCAGATACAGCTAACGCAGATTTTGGTGGATGGGTATTATAAGATATAAACAAAAAAAAGAAAATATTGTAAAACTAAAAAGGTATTTAGAATATGTGGACAGAAAACAATACGTGGAACGTAGTTATAAACTACAAAATAAAAAGAAATAAATAAATGTGGGGAAGCATATATATAAAGCCGACTGGTATAACTTGGTGGGGAGATGGAGTTTGTGATAATACTGTCAATTGGGGATTGGTTTATAAGCCATATGTAGATTGTACACCTACTACATTCTTTGAGATAATAGCAGAGAATGGAGATTACCTTCTTACAGAAGCGAATAACGAATTTATAATAACAGAATTTCAATAATATAAAATAAAATAAAATGGCAAATAAAAAATTTAGCGAATTTGTACTAAAAACTGACACTAGTGATGTATCTCACATTGTAGGGTATAATGGAGCAGAGAATGTTCAAATAACACCAGCAAACTTTGTAACTGGTGGAGGTACAGGAGTTTTCCTTCCTCTAGCTGGTGGTACAATGACAGGCAATACTATCCATAATGATAATGTAAAGTCTATTTACGGAAACCCAGGAAATGATTTACAAATATACCACGACTCCTCAAATTCTTATATTCAAGATGCTGGAGCAGGAAGGTTAATTTTACAAACAAATTATTTAGAGGTACAAAATGCTGCTGGAACTGAAGCTATACTTGAAGGTATAGAAGATGGAGCAGTAAATTTATATTTTAATAGTAGTAAAAAGTTTGAAACTTCAAGCACAGGTATATCAGTAACAGGAGGTGGACTATTTACAGGAAGCGTAGGAATAGGTGGAGCGGCTGATAATTTATTAACCTTACAAGGAACAGCGGGTGATACTCATCAAAGATTTAAAGAAGGGTCAACTACAATAGGTTTTATTGGTGGTGCAACTGGAATTATAGGTTCACAAGATGGAAAATTAGCAATTAGAGCCGAAGCGGGTTTAGTTTTAAGTAGTCAAGGCAATAATGTAGATGTTGTTATAGATTCTGGAAATGTGGGAATCGGTACTGCGACACCTGGTAATTATCGTTTAAATGTTAGTAAGGGTGCTGTTGGTGATGTAGCACAAATAACTGATGGAGTAGCAAACACTTTTATTATTAGAACAGATGCAAATACTTTATATACTGGAAATGCTAACAATCTTCCACTTGCATTTTTAACTAATAACACAGAAAAAATGAGGCTCGATGCTTCAGGGAATTTTTTATTGGGTAAAACTGCATTAAATGTTGGTACTGCAGGAGCTGAATTAAGAAATAATGGTCAATGCATATTTACAGCAGATGGAGATAACGCTTTAGATTTAAATAGACTTACAAATGATGGACAGGTAGCAAATTTTAGACAAGCAAATACTGTTGTTGGTAGTATATCTGTAACAGGTTCTGCAACAGCCTTTAACACAACTTCTGATTATAGATTAAAAGAAGATTTACAAGATTTCAAAGGTCTTGAATTGGTTTCTAAAATACCTGTATATGATTATAAGTGGAAAGCAGATGAATCTAGGTCTTATGGTGTGATGGCTCACGAATTACAAGAAGTATTACCACAAGCAGTAAGTGGCGATAAAGACGCTGAAGAAATGCAGTCAGTAGATTACTCTAAAATCGTTCCTTTATTAGTTAAGTCAATACAAGAACTATCTGCAAAATTAGAAGCGTTAAAATGTCAATGCGAAAAAAAATAAATAATAAACTATACATAAGAAACACAATAAGATAAGATAATTAAAAAAACTATACAGATAATATAATAACCAATAGTTATAACCAAAAGTAAATAAATAACAATAAATAAATAAATAAATTAAAATTATGGCACAATCTTATAAATGGAATTGTAAAACAGTAGATGTACACCCTAACGAAGGTGGTAACAGCGATGTAGTATATAACGTACATTGGAGCGTTTTAGCAACTTCTGACCAAAAAAACCCTGAAGGAGAATTTTACTCTGCTAGTGTATATGGAACTCAAGTAGTACCAGCACCAGAAGGAGCATTTATTCCTTTCGCTGATTTAACTGAAGCTGATGTAGAAGCTTGGACTAAAGAAGCAATGGGAGAAGAAGAAGTAGCTTCATTATATGCTGGTTTAGATGCACAAATAGAGCAAGAAATAAATCCTTCTTCTGTGCAAATGCAAATTGGAGGAGCAGAGTAATATAAATATTTTTTTGTATATTTAATACAAATTTAAAAAACTATATTATGAAAATTACAGAAGAACAAATTCAAAAGGTTAATCAAGTTATTAATTCTCTACCTATTGCTTATTTACCACAAGCACAGGAGATTGTTAAAATCTTAAATGAGTCAATACCTAAAGATGAAAAAAGTAACAAAGAAAAAAAGTAAAAAGAAATCTGTTAGAGTAGGGAAATATGTTTTTCCTACTCAAGCATTAGCTGAAAAGTTTATTGATAAACAATCTAGTTCAGATAATTTATTTGCTAGACTAGGCTTAAGAGATTCTGGTTATTTAGTAGATGCTCTTTGGTATGATGAATCTGAAGATTGGTTAGAATTTGAAGTAAGCGTTAAAGGAGAAGGCTGTCATCAATTTAAAGGATTTAAGTATGCCGATTCCTAATCCTAAACCAGCAGAAAAGCAAAGCGATTTTATGATTCGTTGCGTACCTATGCTTACGCCTTATCATTCAAAAGACCAAGCTATAGCTATTTGTTATGATGCTTTTAATAAAGTAGAATTAGAAAGCTATAACGACTATCCTGATGGCGCAGTAAACAATGCTAAAAGAGCTGTAGAGTGGAAAGAAAAGAATGGAAGCGATTGTGGAACTAGAGTGGGTTGGACAAGAGCTGGTCAATTAGCTAGGAGAGAAAAAATTAGTAGAGATACTATTTCAAGAATGGCTTCTTTCAAAAGACATCAACAGCATAAAGATGTTCCTTATTCTGAAGGATGTGGAGGATTAATGTGGGATGCTTGGGGTGGAAGTGCTGGAGTAAATTGGGCAATAAGCAAACTAAAAGAAATAGATAAGAAATGAAAAAAATTTTAGTATTCTTTTTTATTTTATTAATCTATGGTTGCGCATCAACAGAGGTAGGCTTTACTTTTGTTAAAGTATTAGGAGTAACTAATCAAGGAGATACAATTCTAATTGATGTAAATTCTTTAAGACCAAAAGTATATAATAACTATTATTATAGAAATTCTTATAATCAACACCCTTACAATTATTACAATAATCCTCCTGTAATAATTAGACCATATAAACCAAAACCAAACAGACCTGTTATAATAACGCCTATTGGAATAAAGCCTACAATAAACAACAATTCTGTTTCTACTCCATTAGTAAAGAACAAAAAAGAAAACTAAAATGATACAAGATTATAAAACATTATTTATAAATATGGGTAGTTTAGGAATATCATTGACCGATATAGATATAATACTAAAAATAGCGTTATTACTTATCACAATTGGATATACTTTACAAAAATGGTATTTAATGAATAAAAAGAAAAAATGATAAAAATAATAAATCATTTGACTGGTATGTGTGGAGAAACGCATATTAATTTAATAACAATAACATTAATATTTATATTAGTTAAGATATTATTAAATAAAAAATACAATGACAAAAAACTTTACTAAAGAGGAATTTGATTGTAATGATGGCAGCGAAATGCCAATAAACGTATATCATAATGTCGTTAAGGTTGCTAACCAACTACAAGTATTAAGAGAAGAATTAAAAAAACCAATACACATAAATTCAGCATATAGGTCAGAAGAATATAATGCATCTATAGGTGGTGTAAAGTCAAGCCAACATATAATGGGTAGAGCAGCAGATATTTCTATAAAATCAATGACACCTTTAGAAGTTTACAATACAATAGAAAGACTTATCGAAAACGGAGATATGTTACAAGGTGGATTAGGTTTGTATGATTCTTTTGTACATTACGATATAAGAGGAGAAAGAGCTAGATGGGATTATCAAAAAAAATTATAATATGTTTATAGGATTTAGTTTTATTATTGAAAGAGGTTTAATGTTAGGTTGGGAATATCATCCAGCATTAGATCATGAAGATAATGAAGAACTAAACATTTACTTAATATTTATTTGTTTACATTTTAAATGGGGTTATGGCGAAGAAGTTTAAAGATACTAAAGTTGGTAAGTTTTTACTTAATAATGGTTCTGGGATAGTAAACACACTAGGAGATGCATTACCTTCTAATGGCATTTTAGGTATTGTTAAAGGACTTATAGACAAAGATGAGTCATTACCACCAGAAGACAAAGAAAAGGCTTTAAAACTACTAGAAATGGATATGGTAGAGATGCAAGAAGTAACTAAACGATGGGAAGCAGATTTAAATTCTGATAATAAACTCTCAAAGAATGTTAGACCACTTACATTAATTTTCTTTTCAGTTGCTTATGTTATAGGTTGGTATTTAGATTATTCTTTAGAAAACATTACTGGACTATTGTCTTTAATAGTCGGTGCTTATTTTGGTGGAAGGTCTTACGAAAAAACCAGAAGGTAGCCAGATAAATTTGAATATTCTTCATATATCTTTATATTTCTAATTTAATATTTATAATAATTTTAATATATATATATTTATAAAAATAATAATAATTTAAAAATTTCAAATGTATTACTTTTTTTTTAAATAAAAAAATGTTATATTTATACTATGAACATAGGAGTAAAAATTAGAAGACACGAAAACCAATCTGAATACTACGATTTAAAACTTTCTACATACAAAGAAACAATAGAAGGTAAATTTAGTAAAGAAGATTTACGTTACTTAATACAGCAAATAGACAACGAGATAATATAATGCCTAAAAAACCATCAAGAAAAAGTATAGTAAAAAAACTTGATACAGTATTTAGTCAATATATAAGAAGAAGATTTGCAGTAAATGAAATTGCTAAATGTGTTACTTGTGGTAAACAAGCACATTGGAAAGAGTTACAAGCTGGACACTTTATGAGTAGAAAGCATTACTCGACAAGATGGGATGAAACGAATGTTCAAGTTCAATGTAGTGGATGTAATGTATTTAGATATGGAGAACAATTTAAATTTGGAATGTATTTAGAAGATGCTTACGAAAAAGGTACTGCTGAAGGATTACAGAATAAAAGTAGAGAAATAGCTAAATTTAGCGATATACATTTAAAAGAACTAATAGAATATTACAATAAATTACTAACTAACTTAAAATAATTCTTGTTTTGTTTTGTTTTCTAAAAAGGGGTTGGCTTCGGTTAGCCTCTTTTTTTATTTTAAATTATTTTATAAACATAGTTGTTAATTAAATAAAAAGTATTATATTTACATATAACATTAAAACAAGACAATATGTATTACATTATTACCACACAACAAGGAGACCAAATTAAAGAAACTGATTATTTCAAAGCATACAGATATTCTTTATTTAATAAATGTATTTTAGAACAACGTAATGGTTCTGGCGTTAGAGTAGAAATAAATAACTTTAGCAACCTATAATATGAAAAACGAACCAATACACGAAACAGTAAGAGACTTATACACTTTTAAAAATATGCAAATAGATGCATTACAAAAAGAACTATGTATAGCAAACAAAAGAATAACTAATTTAGAAACATTTATATTTGAGTTATGTGATGACAGTTGTCCAGAATCATATAAAGATATAGTAAAAAAAGAAGTACTAAATGACTTTACAAGAGATTAACTTTCATACTAACTATGAACTATTAGCTAACTTATTGTTAGAGTTTAACAAAACTAAACCTAAAGAAGCTGATAAATATATGAAAGCATTAAGCGAAATGTATTTTTATATAAACTCAATGCACATAGAAAATAGAGAATTAAGATTAAACAACAGTAACATTAAACAAGAAATAAGAAAACAAACTTTAGACTTTTACGAGTTTAAAAATAATGTAAAAGAAATAATAAAATAAAACAAAATGAACAGAGAAAAACTATTAGACTTGTACAACAAGTACGAACTAACAAAAGATGATGTATATAAGCATCAACATTATGTAATTATAACAAGAAAAGGTATTGAAAAAATACAAGCAAAAGAAAACATAGCTATAACATATGAAGTAATAAAGTGTGAACCTAACTTTGCAGTATTTAAAGCAAATGCTTATATTAGCACAAAACCTAATACTAATATAGAAACATTTGGCTCTGCATTAAAAGGTGTTACATATAAAGATGGTAATTGTAATACTTGGTATGTAGCAGAAATGGCTGAAAAAAGAGCTTTATCCAGAGCAGTACTTAAACTAACTGGCTTTTATGAATTAGGAGTATTTGGAGAAGACGAATCAGAAGATTTTAAAAAAGTAAATAAAGATAAATTAATAAACCTAAATAAATAAAAAATGGCATCACTAATCAATTTAAACATTAACGTAGAAAATCTACCAAAAGAAAAATTTGTAAAAGGAAAAAAAGGAGTTTACTATAATTTTACAATAAGCGTAAACGATGATACTAATCAATTCGGTCAAAACGTATCAGCCTTTGATTCACAAACAAAAGAAGAAAGAGAAGCTAAAAAGCCAAAGCAATACATCGGAAATGGTAAAGTAGTTTGGACGGACGGCAAGTCCACTAAAGCACAGCAAGAAGCTCAACCACAAGACAACGACAACAATGTAGATTTACCATTTTAATATTTGGGAGGGTGTAAAAGCCCTCCTTTTTTTATGACCGAAGAACAGAAAATGTTTATGCAA